AGAAGTGCGCCAGCCAGCCACGGAGCAAATAACATAATATACAGAATGCGGCTTTACCCTCATCCAACCCCTTGATTTCAACGGGTTTTGCGCGGGCCAGCGCTGGCATCATGCACACTGCCAGGACCAGTCCCCCGATCACCGTAGTGACCGGGGACAGTCTGTCCCACACCAAGCTCCAGCCAGCTTTTTCAGCCGGCGATTCTGCGCCTTCCGTTCGTACCAGGACTGCAAGGGCAGGGTCTGCCTGAGCCAGCTTGATGACCGTCATCAGGTGGTCGTCTTTGATCTGTTTGCCGCTGCGCCAGAGCGAAATGGCGCTTGGCGATACCCCGATCTTCTTTGCCAGCTGCCGGTCTGATGTTACCGAGCATGCTTCCGATGCTTTGTCAAGCAATTTATTTATCGTCTTCATGATGAGTAAAACTTGACAGGGGTGTTGAGTTTCAGTTTATATCGCCCTCGCGTTGAGTGGAACTCAATGCCCCGCTACCGGCACCCCAAGGCCGCTGCCGGGTTCCCTTGGGCTAGGGGCTTGGGGGCGGGGTAGGGCATGGGCAACGCGCTTCTCATCATCGTTCTCGCCGTCGCATGCATCAGCGTCGGCATCGTTCGCATTGGCTCATGGGTGATCGCCCAGCACGAGCAAGAGCAGACCCGGGTTCTTCTTCAGCAGGTCTACGCCGCCTGCGCAATCGCCCAGGCACGCGCAGATCAGCAGGAACGGTCCGCATGAGCGTCTCTTCGTGGGTTTCCGAAATTGCCCAGTACGACATGGGCCTACTGGTCGTCTTTGGCTTGGTCGTGGGTTGTGTCGTCGTCGCTGTCGTATGGGTCGGCCTCGAGCTCGCGTGGCACGCGCTGAGCGCCTATTGGAGGCTTCGCAATGGCCGGTGATCGCGCGGTGCTGGCCGGGTCGGGACTCCCCTCGTCTAACAGGGGAGTCAGTGAATTCAGGAACGCCGAGGGAACCCTGACGGTGGGCATTGACTGGTTCTCCGCTTCGATTGATCTGCGCGCAGCGCTGGACGAGGTCGCGTTCCGTGATGGCGACAGCTTCGAAGAGGTCCGCCAGTGGATCGAGTTCTCGCCGGAGAACGCCCGCATCGCGGCCCTGCAAGTGTTCTGCTGGTTCTTCGCTGGGCTTGGCCTTGAACTGGATGAAGTGGCGGGCGGCGGTCGCTTCTACACGTGGCGTATCAAAATCATCGACGCGGCCAAGAAGTTCGTCGGGATGATCGAACTCGGCGGCGAAGAGTGCCGCCGCGCAGATGGCACGTATACCGCCCGTATCGAGCTAACCGGTGATGGATGCAAGGCGGTAGGCGCAGCGCGCTGCGGCCATGCGCAGCGGTGGCTGGAGCTTCGAGCGAAGCTCGAAAGTTGCGCCGGAAGGATCACCCGTGTTGACGTGTGCGCCGATGACCTGGTGGGCGATTACCCATTGCGAATGGCGCAGAAGTGGTACGCCAATGGCGAATTCGACAACCGTGGTCAGCGCCCCAAAGCGCAGCTGGTGGACGATTACGACAGCGGCGACGGCAAGACGTTCTATGTCGGCGGTAAGAAGTCCGAAAAGCAGCTGCGCGTGTACGAGAAGGGCAGGGAGCAGGGCGACAAGAGTTCGCCGTGGGTGCGCTACGAGGCGCAGTTCCGCAACTCCAACCGCAAGGAACTGCCGCTCGACATTCTGCGTGATCCGGCTTCCTACCTGCTGGGTGCCTATCCGGTTCTGTCCTTTCTGCGCTGCGTTGCCACGCGTATCGAAATCACAAAAGCAGCCGTTGAAGCGACGTGGAAGAGCGTCCGTCGCCACATCCGCCGCCAGTACGGCGCGGCCCTCAATTTCATCGCCAAGAACTGCCCTGACGATCAGGCGTTGCGGGCGGTAATCGAATCCTGCACTTCGCCATCGCTGCCGAAGTGGGTCACAGGTGAAACAGCAGCGCACTGGCCCGAAATCGCGGCCGTACAGCAAACCTCAAAGGGGTAACTACACATGAGCGTCAAGGTCACTGTCCTGAAGAACGAAATCGACGAACGCGGCGGCAGCTTCAAGAACGATGCCGGTGAGAATGTCGAGTACACCACCCGCAAGCAGAAAGCCAAGCTGGAAACCGGCGGCTTCGCATACCCGTTCGATGTGCGCCTGGACAAGGGCCAGCCGGGCTACCCCGAAGGCGAGTACGAGCTCGATATCGAATCGATGCTCCAGGTCAACAAGGGCGTGGCAACGCTCAGCAAGTTCACCGTGCTGCGCCCGGTTCCGAAGTCCGCAGCGCGCCCTGCGGCGCAGGCCTGATCCATGCCAGACCCGGTCTACATCCAGTCGTGTGCGGTCCAGAACATCGGGGCCGATGGCGTCTGCGCTGTTCCGGTCTGGATCGAAAACCCTCAGCCAGTCCTGCCACCGCTCACGCTGGCTGAGGGTACGCAAGTCGCATTCGCTATCGCGGCCTGCTGGGCACTGGGCGTCGTTTTCAGACAGTTCGCCCGTGTGTCCCGTGAGCGGTTCTAACCAACCTCAGAGAGTACAACCATGAAGATGAACAAGATCGCCAGCAACGTCGTTTCCTTCGCCCGTTCGACCGCTGGCAAGGCTGCCACCGGCGCAACCGCACTGGTCGCCACCGGTTCGGCCCTCGCCAGCGGCGGTCCGGCAGAGGCCATCACTGCCGAAATCACCAACGGCAAGGCCAGCGTCAGCAGCATTCTGGTCGTGCTGGCCGGTGTGCTGGGCCTGTTCCTGCTGTGGTCGATGATCAAGCGCGCCAAGTAATCGGAGCCGGGTGTCATGCCCGTCCTGGTAGCGGTGATGGAGGTCCTCGCGACGGCTGCGTCAGTCATCGCGGGGATTCTCTCGGTTCTCGCAGCGGTGAAGGGGCTGTTTCTGCTGTGGGGAAACATCAAACAGGCCAAGTAGGGGCGCACGTCGCCCCTACTTTTTTGGGGGTCCGTATGGGCTATTTCGTGATCGTTGCAGTGCTGGGGGCGCTATGGCTCGCTTTCGATACCTGACGCTTGCCGCTGCGCTTCCCTATTTCCTTGCATTGCTGTTTGGCGGGTCCGTTCTGCTTGCGCCATCCGATGCGCGTTCCGCTGATTGTCCGAGCGCTCAGGCATGCGATCAGGGTCAGGCATTTTCCATGTGCAAGGCTGCTGTCAGTCGTACATACCAGCGCTTTAAACAGACCAACCCTGCGGGCGTTGAGCCTTACATCAATGAAAACTGCGATATGTATACAGGCAGGTATTCCTGCGCGGTGTCCGAGAGTCGCGCCGGTGGTGCTGTGCGTTGTTGGAACGCCGATGGCGAGAACTCAGCCAGCTTCTACTTTGGCGGTAAGTGCACTTCACGGCTTGATGGGGACGCCGGGATGATCAACGGAACCATCTATTCCGGTGGCGTCTGCAAGGATGGCTGCAAGATGGTGCCCAACCTCGACCCCGGAACCAACTTTACTCTTACTGATTCTGCGAACCCCAATGGCATCCCTATTCGCCGGGGCACTTGGAAGGCAAGCGGAGCGACTTGTGACGCAGATTTGCCCGCTCAGCCTGAGAAGAAGGACGAGTATTGCCATCAATCGGGCAGCTATACCGTCTGCAAGTCGAAGGACAAGACGTGTATCAGTACGGCCAGCGGGTTTCGAACTTGCGCAAGTGATTCCGGTAACGCGACGGGCCACACGGCGACCAACAACCCCCGCACAGAAGGTGTGAGCATCAGTGCGCCGAACACGCCAGCCAACCCACCAAGCAACCGCCCAGGTGAGAACTGGCAACCCAACGGCTCGGGCGGCAACATCACCAACAACAACGGCAATACCACCAACAATTACAACTACTACAACAACAAGGGCGAACCGAACGGAAATCAACCCACGCCCGGTGACGGTTCAGGCCCGGGGCAGGGTGGTAGCAACGGAAACGGCGAAGTGCCCGGTGAGGGTGGCAACGAGGGCAACGGCAACAGCGCTGGCGGTGGTGGTGATTGCAAGACGCCGCCCACCACCAGTGGTGATCCTATTCTCGGCATGATCGCGTCGCAGACCTGGGCAACGCGCTGCGCCACTGAGAAAGGGAATTCCGGCACCGTGACCGGCGACGTGGGCAACTGCGATGCTCCGTTCAGCGTCACGGGCGATAGCCTGCAGGCCAACCAGCTGCGCGCCCAGCGTGCACAGTTGTGCAGCGGAAAGCCCGGGTCCGGCGAGGGCAACAATGGTGATCCGCATGAGGGTGCAGAAGACGTTGACGGGCCCGGCAAGTGGTCATGGAAGTTTGATGAGAGCTTGATCGACAAGAGCGGGTTTGGCGGCGGCTCCTGCCCTCAGTTCGGCACCGTGGACTTTGGCCGATTCGGCGCGGTCTCCCTCGACAGCGTCACATGGTGGTGCCCGCTGGTTGCAGCGATGCGCGCGGTGATGCTGCTGCTGGGCGCTTTCATTTCGTTCCGCATCGTCTTCGGAGATGGGTCATGACCATGATTTGGGACTGGATCACGCGCGGCGTGAACCTCGTTTGGACGGTTCTGTTCGGTGGCATTGGCAGGATCGTTACCAAGGGCCTGTCCGTCGCCGGCATCACGCTGGTATCCATGAATCAGGTGCTTCCACAGCTGAAATCCTTCATCAGCGACTATGTTGGCGGCCTGCCTGATTGGGCGCACAACTTCTTGGGCGCGGTGGGCTTCGATCAGTTCATGACGATGGTGCTTTCGGCGCTGTCGGTGCGTTTCATGTTCAAGATCATCCCGATGCCCACCTCCGCCGCTCAACAGCTGGGAGTGACCAAGGAATGATCTACTGGTATACGGGCCAGCCTGGACACGGCAAGACGCTGCATGCGATCGATCATGCGATCGACTTCCGCAATGAGGGGCGCTTGGTGTACGTGTGCAACGTGCGCGGCTTCAAGCACGACGAGGCGCGCATGCTGCCGATGACGCCGGAACAGTTCTGTGACTGGCCGAATTTCCTGCCTGACGGCGCGGTGTGCGTGGTCGATGAGGCGTATGAGCACGGCATGCTCCCGAAGCGGCGCCCGGGCTCGGCGGTGCCGCATCACGTCGAACAGCTGGCAAAGCACCGCCATCGCGGCCTCGACTTCATTTTCGTCAGCCAATCGCCTGACCGGCAATGCGACGACTTCGCGCAAGACCTCATCGAGCGCCACGTCCACGTGCGCCGTCGATTCGGCTTGCCGTTCGCCCACCTGCGAATCTTCGACCGTTACGAAAAGAATCCGGAGAAGGGGCATCCCCTGATCCTTAAGCGTGTCAAGCTGCCCAAGCGCCCCATGGGGCTCTATGAGTCCACAGTGATGGACACCAGTGAGAGGGCCATCCCCTGGTACTACCCGGCAGCTGCGGCGCTTCTGCTCGCGGTGATTGGTGGCGCATGGTGGTCCGTGAATCGCGTGCATGCCCAGCTATCGGGGGAGCTTGAAACGGGGCAACCGAAGGTAGAAGCGCCGCAAGCGGCGGAGAACGGAGCGGGAGCGACGGTCGCAGCCGCGCCGCAAGCGGACAAGCCTCCTGCGATCACCCGAAGTAGCGACTACGTGGCATGGGTGACGCCGCGAATTCAAGGCCAGCCGTGGACCGCACCCGCGTACGACAGCCTGTCAATTCCGACGAACCAGCCGCCCCGGGTGTACTGCATGGCATCCGGTGATGGGCTCGATGCCAACGGTGAGCATCAGATCGGGCGATGCAGCTGCAAGACGGAGCAGGGAACCACCTACGTGATGGATCAGGAGCAGTGCCGCATGGTCGCGGTCAATGGGCAATACGAGCCGTTCCTCGACACGAATCAGGCCGAGGCGCGCCGCATGAATGACTACCAGCAGTCCGCGCACTTTCAGGAGGAATCCCGGCGAATTCGCAGCGGGGCCGCAGGCGTCGCGCTACAGCACGTCGAGCGCAGCATGGGCAGCTTCCCTGAGTCACCACCGCACGCAACCACCAGCTACATGACCACAGCACCGGGGCCGAACAAGCTATGACCAGCAGCGCACGCGAGGTGTTGAAGTGGCTGGCCGTCGTTCTCATGACGTGCGACCACGTCGCCAAGATCATCTATGGCGGATATGTGCCAGGTCTCAGCGAGGCGGGCAGGGTGGCATTCCCCCTGTTCGCGCTGGTGATGGCCTACAACCTCGGCCAGCCCGGCGCAGACCCGGTCAAGTCGGTGCGCAGGCTCGGCATGTGGGGGCTGATCGCGCAGCCCGTGCACGCCTTGGTGTTCGGCTACTGGTTGCCGTTGAACATCCTGCTTACGTTCGCCCTGTGCGCCGCTGCCATCTATGCAGCCAGCCAACGCAGGTGGGTTGTCCTGGCATTCGTCGCGGCTGTGCTGCCGGCATTCGTGGACTACCAGTGGGCCGGGGTAGGGTTCGTGTTGCTGGCATGGCTGGCCTTCCATCGTCGCCAGCACTGGCTGCTGGTTCCGGCGTTCGCCGCGATCTGCTGGTTCAACGGCAACCTGTGGGCGCTCGCGGCCATTCCTGTGGCGCTGGGCCTGTCACGTGTGGTGTGGCCGGTGCCGCGTGGCCGCTGGGCCTTCTACGGCTACTACGTGGGCCATCTGGCCTGCCTTGGGCTCGTGGCGCTTATACTCGCGCCATGAACCTGCGCCGCTACTTCGATGTGCACTACTGGGTCGCCCGATGGCTTGACCGGGCGTTCCAGTCGCGATCTACCGGGGTGTAGGGGCAGCGCCCCTACGGAAGCGCCTTACACGCGCTGGCGACGCTGCGGCCCCGGTATTGGTAGGACTGCCGCCGGTGGTTCGGCGTCGGGGCCAGCTATCACCCTGGGCAAACGCGTTTCGTTGCGTCTACGCACAACGAGCTGGAGATCTACGATTTCAGAACCCTTGTAGGACAAGGGTTTCCGTGGTTTCTGTCCAGGTAAAGAGGATCTGGCGCCCTCCATCAGCCGTCGCCATTCTTGTGCCTGCGCAGCAGTGAGCGACAGCCAGGCCAGATCTTCGGGAAGCAGCTCGCGGCCTTCGGGTGTGACCAGTCGACCAGCCTTAAACGAAAAACCGGCCCAAGGGCCGGTCAGGTTCCGATCACGCACGATCAGGCTCCATGCCAGAGAAGGAGCCGAGGCTGACGCAAGAAGTGCGCCAGCCAGCCACGGAGCAAATAACATAATATACA